CACCCCGCGCCGGGCCGCGTTCATGTCCTCCGCAAGGCGCACGAGGAGCGGCCACACCGCGCCACTGATCATCGTGCGGCGGGCCTGCTCGGCGTTCGCCCTGTTCGCCAGGTCCGACCAGTAGCCGTCCGGGAAGCCGAGCGTGCGCCCGATGACCTTGCTGGCAAACTCGCGCCCCTGCCCAAACTCCATATCTTTCTGACTGCGCCCGAACTCCTGCCACTTCATATCGCCCGCCCGACCGACCACGATGCCGCGCTTCGTGCCGCCAAAGAAATCGCGCAATTCCAGCCGCACGCGCTCGATGTCCTGATCGAGCGTGTCGGCAGCGAGCATGATCGCGCCGTCCGGTACGCCGTTCTGCTCATCAAAGAAGTTCAGGTTCCAGGCACTCGCCGCAAGGTCCGCGCGTATCTCCGTGTCGGCTGCTGCAAGGAAGGAGAGCCCGTCGCGCACGTCGAAGAGGTTGACACTATGCGAGTAGGTAATCAGTTCGGGAGGGATGAGGATGGGCGCGCTGTCGGCGTTCGCCTTGAACGCATAGCCCGCGATGAAGTCCTTCGCGTCCGGCACGGGGCGGATCATCCAGGGCGGGATCGGCCACACTTCCATCAGCGCCGTCCCGGTCGCGTCCGGCACCCAGTAGAGATACGCCTGGCTACTCAGCACATACGACCACGCCCAGAACGCCGTCACGAACGAGCGGCCCATATGCTCGTTGGGCGACTCCCACAGCACCTCCAGCGGGTGGTTGTCCACGTCCTCCAGCGTCGTGCCGTGCCGCTCCTTGACGATGAGTTCGCTCGTACTAAACTCGTTCGCAATCGCCTGCACGTCCGCGAATACCCACGGTGACGTGACAGCCAGCTTCGCGCGCGAGAGGTCGCGCCGGCCATCGTTCTGGGCTTCACGTTCGAGCACGGACCAGCCGGGGAAGTTGAGCGGGTACGCGCCCCCACTCGGCCGCGAAGGATACAGCGCGCTCGGCGGAATGGGCACGCCCTTGAAGGCGGCCCAGGCGTCGCCTAAGCGGTGAAAGAGGTTCGGCTGGTAGGTTCCTATCATCGTGCAAACATCCCTACTGCGCTATTCTTGCGCTGCTTGATGCCGTAGTATGCGAGCGCGAGCGCGTCGCCACAGTCCGGACTGCGCCCGATACGCTCGCTGATGTCCTCTTTACTCTCGATCAGGATACCGCCCGCCGTCAGGCTCCACTTCGGCGCGGCCAGGTCGGCGGCAAGCTCCGGGTCGGGCGGGAGCGCGAGCATATCTCCTGATACGGGATCGAGCGCCTCGCGCAGTTTCCAGTAGGCAGCCGCGCGCACGTTGCGAAACTTAAGCTTGCCGCTCTTGTCCCGCTCCAAGGGCGCGCCCTCCGCGAAATTGACGCCGGCGACCCGCACGCTGCCCTTGAGCGCATCGTACACGGCCGCGCCCACGCCGATGACATCTACAAACAGGCCGCAGAGGGAGGTTGCGTAGGGCAGGCAGAGCGCGGCCACCGTCGGGCCGTCGGGCGTGCTTGCGCCGGGATACTTTGCTAATGGTGCGAGCCATGTGCCATAGAGCCGTGCAATCACCGTCTTGTCCCTGCCCCCGCGTGCCACGTCCACACCGACCGAGAGCAGCGCATCGGAGGGCTGCTGCGCTGTCCAGCGCGCCTGTGCGGCCTTGATCCAGGCCATGGGGATAACTTGATAGGGATCGGCTATCCGCGCCGCATTGAAGTTGCCCTTGAGCAGGGAGCGAAGCGGCTCGGGCAGCGCGTCAATCGTCGCGCCGTAGCCGGTCGCGTCCAGGATCGGGTTGTCGCGCAGGCTCGCGTGAAAGAATGTGCGCGTGCGCGAGCGAACGCCGTCCGGCACGTCAGCAGCGGTCACATACTCTTGCTCCGCGCCATCAACGACCGCATAATAGCGCAGTTCACCGTCTGCGGCCGGATGCGGGTGGGTGTCGTCAAGCCAGGGAGCGAAGAAGGGGATGACCCAGGAGCCGCTTTCATCGAGTGGCGGGTTGAAGGTGAGCACGGTACGGCACCGTTGACCGGGAACGGTGCTGCGGTTCCATCCCATCAGGAAGCGCACGACGGCTTCGGGGAACTCGGTCGCCTCGTCAATACCGATGAAGTCGTGCGGCTGGCCCTGGTACTTCTTGCGGTCCTGCTCGTGTTGTACCGCGCCGAACTCCACCATACGATTGTCGGAGAGCCGCCACACATGCAGTTGCTCATTGAAGCTGTCTTTCAGGTGCGCGCGATCGTCGGCGTTAAACACCTCGCGGCTATACTCGATCATGCCGCGCAATGATGGGAACACCCGCCGGAAGATAATCGAGCGCCGATGCAACGTGCCAGCCATCCCAACGAGCAGGCTCGACTTGCCTCCACCAGCAGCACCGCCATAGCCAATGACATCCGCTACGCTCGCGTAGGCGGCTGCCTGGGGGCCGTCCTGGGGCGTCCAGAGCGCAGGCACCACCCCACCCCCCGCCTCCGTGCGGGCACGGCGACGGCGCTCACGCTCAACCGCGACGGCTAGGGAATAGTTTGTCATAGAGCCGGTCAAAGTCTGCATCGCTCAAATCTGGGAGGCTTTCGGGCGGTACTTCTTGAAACTGAATAGGCGCATCAATGCCCAGCAATTTACGGCGTGCCTCGATAATCCGCAGCCACCGATCAATCGCCCCAAGGTCGCCTTGCTTGACTCGCTGCACGACGGCGAGCGCAGCCATATCAAGGCGCTCTAGCTCCATCGTGCGGTACTCGCTCGCGCTGCTGAGTTCTTGCTTTGCGAGACTAGCAAGCGCCCGCATCACGTCCTTATGCGCCTGGGCCTCGCTCACGCCAAGCTGTGACCCGATGGCACGGTAGGACGCGCCCGCCTTGCGAAATTCGAGCGCTTTGATCCGTCGCTCGGCCGCCTGTTCGGTTGTACCCTTTGCTGCCATTGTTACCTAGCTATCGTTAACTTAAAGGCACATGCCACGGCTACGCCTCAAGGAGCGCGCAGGGGAGGCCACGCGCCTCCCCCCACTCAAGCACATGATCAATATAGTGCGGGCTGAGTTCAAAGCCGATGACCGTCCTACCCATCGTCTCGGCTGCCTTCAGGCTCGGCCCACTCCCCAGGAAGGGGTCAAGGATGACATCGCCCGCGCTGCCGTATTTCTCGAATGCCCACGCTGCGAGGGCGATGGGCTTTTGGGTAGGATGCACACGGCGCACCCCGCGCTCACTGTCTTTCATCAGCCCGTTCCACATATGCTTGAAGATGCGAACAGCGCTCTTGTGATTGCTCCATGCCAATTCAGCATCGGCAAAATTGCCGGTATTCTCCTTGTCCCACACAATCCAGCAGGTTGACGGCGGGAGTATATGCGCGTAGTTGTTCGCTCCCCACCAGAAGTGAATAGCGTTAGGGTACTGCTCAATACAAAGTGTGGACGCGCTCACCGCCGTCTCTATGCTATCGTCACCGATGACTGGCGCATACAGTCCAACGGGTATCATGTTCGAGGCTCCGACGGAGCCTCGAACATCCGCGCTCCCGAAGGGCTTGGCTCCGTTGGCGGAGCCAAGCCCGTGTTGCTTGCCCTTGCCCTGCGTCTCTTCAATGTAATAGCGCCCCGTGCGGGCTTTGTGGGCGCTGCCCCCGCCCACAAAGCCCGCACCCTTGACCCCGCCAAAAGGGTAATCGTACTTTGCCCCGCCGCCGACGGATACGTCGGCGGCGACGATGCTTATCCCATACGGCGGATCGGCCCACACCATCGCAACCGCACCCTTGACCACTCGATCCAAGTTGCCTGGCTCGGTGCTATCCAGACACGCGACGGTATGCCTCCCGACGCGCCACACGTCGCCCGGCTGGCACCGTGTTGGCTTCGTCTCATCGACGGATACGGGCGTATCCTCTTGCGCCTCCAGCAGCGTCACATCCTGCGCCAGAATAGCCGCCATCTCGTCGAGATAGAACAGCCCGCTCAGGTCGTAGTCCTCCGCCATCCCTGCCAGCACCGCCGGATCGTAGCTCAAGCCCAGTTCTGCCGCGCGGTTATCTTCCAGCCCAAGCAGTTCGGCTTCTTCGCTATCGGGATCGAGGTCATCCCGCACGACTACGACCCACTCATCGCCGGTCGTGTGGATCGTGCGAACCGGCACGCCAAGCTCAGCCATCACGTCCAAGGTCTGCGAGCCAGCTATCATCGTGCCATCTTTGGCGGCAAGCCCAGAGCGGCCCGCACCACGCGCCCGCACACTACGCTCAATCACGCCGCGCCCGCGTGGGGTGCCCTGGTTCGCGTTATTGGGAGCCGACCGGAGGTCGGCGATTGTTTCAACCTTGTCACTCATCCCGCGCATCCTCATTCACCGCTTGTCGGATCAGCTCCGCATCCCCCACGCGCGGCGGCAGCGCACCCGTGGGCCACGCGCGCCGCGTGCTGCCCCGCATCGCCAGCGTCCGCAGCGTGTCGCGCACCAGCAGAAGCGTGAAGCAATGCAACACGATCGTGGCAAGGATGGCGACAATGATGATGAGTTCGATCGAGGTCATGGATACGGCACCGCATTTCCGCTCGCGAGCAGCGCGTCCGAGAGGTTCGTGCCGTCGATTACTCTCCACAATTCCACGAGATAGCGCCCGTAGTTGTCTTGCTTGTGCGAGGTGATAATGAACGCCCACGGCCCTGGCGTGCCGACCCACGCCACCACAAAATCACGCGCTACCTTGCCTGCTGGCGTTGCCAGCTCCGGCGCGTTGATGCGCGCGAGGCGCACGCGCTGCCGCGTGTACTGCGAGAAGCCTTCGTCTACGAGCAAATGGAGTGTGTCGGCGTCGTACACGCTTTCGATATTGGCGCGGTATGTCCAGAGCTGCGTAGGTATCACCACCCCAACTCCTTCACGGTATTCTCCAGAATGGAAAGCAATTGCGTATCAATAGCGAAGCGTTCTCGATTATGGGCGAGGCTTGCCGCGATTGAACCCTGCTTCATTCGCTCACTCGCGCCCTTCCAATCCGCCAGCATCTCCAGGATCGAGAGCAGCGACATATCATTTATCCCGTTCTCGAAATGCTCGGGGTGATGGTCGTTGACGTAGTAGTGATGGTCGATGACCGGCTGGGCAGCGCGAAGGGCAGCGCGATAGTCATCCGAACCATAGACAATATCCGCGAGCTTTGCTGTCAGCGCGTCGTAGCCCACCTTCTCCGGCTCCTGGAGCTTACTGGCGTCGTGCCGAGCCGCGCGCACCGTCAGCGCTGCTATGCACTCCTGGATGCGTGCCTGCACTTTGCCGATATGATCTAAGGTGTCTTGTGTTGAGTCGGGCATGGCCTATTCCTCTAAGACAATCACCGGACATTTGACGACCGGCTCAGAGACACTTCCGCAGATGACCCGCGCCACCGCATAATCGAGTTCCACGATCCGCCGCGTCCTGATGTGGCGCGCCCTATCGCGTTTTTGCGATACGTCCACCACGGTACAGAGCCGCAGCGCCCCCGTGTTCACGCCGTAGACATACAATCGTGTGCCGAGCGGGAAGGTGGGGCTGCTGACCATGCAGCTCGTGCGCGCCATCCCCCGCCGGTCGGCTACTTTGCCCATCAAACCGGGTGCGTATCGTGGTGCGTATCCGTGCGTGCCAAGCAGGAGCACCACGAGTAGCTTAATGAGTGCGATCGGTCAGACCAGCCACGCGATCAAAACCAAGAGCACGCAGATGAGCGCAGCTCCGCCTGCGATACGACTCGCGGGCCACGCGACCGCCATCTGCGCTAGCGCAAAGCCAAGGCCGAACAAAATACCGACGGCGATCAGTGTGAAGATGGTGTGGAATGTTTTGATAGTTTCAGCCGTCATGCCTCGTCATCCTTTCCCGCGATAGCGGCGGCAAAGATAACAGTTCCGATGTCCATTGTGTTTCCTCCTAGGGAATGTGGACAAAAACAGCGCATGCAATCGCAATCGCGACGATGAGCGCCACGAACGCCCAGATGATCAATCACTCGTAGGCAGAGGGTTCACGGTCGTCACCCATCGCTCGTGTCCTTCTTCCTTGCTTCCCTTGCTTGTTCACGTCCAATCTTGATACCGCGCTTCTCCGCAAGCATGCTTGCGACCCGCTCCTGAGCCTCAGCGAGTTTACGCATCGT